GCATACCACAGATAATAAGTATTGTTTGGTAAAGGTCGTCCTTGGCTACTTGGACTTGGGTTTGGTTTAGTTCGGATGAAACGATATCTACATCTGCTGGAAGGTCTCTATCGCTTTTGATTTTTAGTGCCCCTAACTCTCTTAGGGCAAGGAATTGCTCTTCGTCAATATCGCAGTTAATAAACTTCATGAATGATTGAATAAATTGTTCAATACCATCCATTCGGCATGATGTAATATTATTAATTGCGTCTAGCAAGGGAAGAACAACCTCAAATGCACCTAATCTTGCATTATTTGCAGGGTATTCTATTATTGGAATATCCCCTAGGACATGAGGGTCTTCTTTTATAATCTTATCGTTTACTATTTCAAAATAAGTATCTTTTGTGTAGATACTGTAGACCCTTTCTTCTTCCTCGTTTTTGATATATTTAACTGCCATTAAGGGTTTTTTGCCAAAACCACTGTTATAAACAACATAAGTAGACCTAGGGTCGAGGGTGTCAATTTCAAAAGGACTTTCGTCAGGATCTACACCTGCCAATCTATCAGGGAGAATCATTCGATACGCAGTTCCACATATGAAAAACCACTCGGCTAATTCCTTGTCTTTAGCAGCTTTATCTTCTGCGAACATATATTCGTTTAATTGCGTGATTCTTTCTGATATTTCCTCACTCTCACCCCGTCTAACGTATTGGATGGGTTCACCAAACACATAGCCTTTCTTGAAGTCTACTATCTCGAGGGCATGATTTTCGACGATTTTGTTGTTTATCTCAGGTCTATGCTTCTTGTCTCTTTGGAGGATAGGTTGTTTTCCTCGATAGTATTCATATAGATAATTAATATCTTGTCTGTTTAGCCTGTGTGTATCTAATGTTTTATTGAGAACCTCTACTACATTGTCTCTTGTTATTGTGTTTACAGATGAGTAGATAACCCTTCTGCCAAAATATCTCGTTTTAATCACCCCTATCTCCATGAAATAAAAAAAGCGTAATCTGGTGTCAAAGGCACCCAAGCGATTACGCTTTAATTCAAATTACATTTTCACACTTTTACCATACCACAATATGTTGTATTTGTCAAGGAATTTTTGTGCTACATGTCGTTAAAATGGTCTTCTGAATACTTTTACCTTTACTCCGTCTAAAGATTGAGCAAATTCGGCGAACATAGCCATCCCGTCTGGCACGTCGTCGAGTTTGTTATTACCCGACATAGTCCACAGACCTAATAGATTCATCATCTTGCCATAATCACTTGATTTTTGATAGCAGCTCGGATGCTTGAATAAACAATGCTCTTTTACCCAAGGGGAATTGACTATTATCTTGGTTTCCTTGTTTTGAGTGGTGTATTTGGTAGTAATATGGGTTATTCCACCTTTAGCCTTTACTTCTTCTTGTACTTTTTCAGCTACCCTACCACCTGCCGAGTTGCTTTCAAATCTACACATTTGCACTTTGTGTCTTAATAAAATATCCACTAACCTAGCGTCTACTATTTCGGGAGCGCCATTATCGCATACACAATCCTCGATATAATAATCTTCTCCATATACATAGCCTACGGGTAAGAAAGCGTAGTCTTTTCCTCTATCTTTTGTATCGCATATACCAATGATAGCGTCTGGTTCGCTTTGGGGCAGTTCAAAGTATCTTCTTAAATCATCTTCATGGTACAACACCCCTTCACGTTCGATAGGTTCGTTCATGAATAAGCATCTCCAAGAAACATTATCTAAGCTTTCCCTCATGTCCCAAAAGTATTTTGTATTAAACCCTACTCCGTACATATAGTCAAAATTACTCTCGTCGTTTTCGTCAAGGGCAGGGAACGACAAAAACCTAGCTCTTGGGTCACCTTCGTACTGTCTTGCTAACCTACCAATAACATCATGAACGCTCCATCTAGTGGCGATATGGATTTCCTTACAGTCCAGCTTCTTTCTTGATTTCAAATCGTTAGTGTATTTCTCCCATAATTTATCCAGCCTATCTTTTGACATAGCTTCCTCAATACCACTCACCAAGTCGTCAGCGTATAAATACTTTTCACAGCGGGTAGCACCAGTTAATGAACCGTCAATTGAGCGACAGGTCAATGTTTTAAACCGTTTCCGTTTCTCTAAATCGACAGTTCCTTCTTTTGAGTTGGTTCCGACTATTCTAATCCCCGGAAAAACATCAGCCCATAAATATTCGGGATCGGTGATGGTGGAGAGAACCCCATCATAGAAACTATTAGTGAGCATGCCTGAATGAGCAGAAGCTAGATTACATGATCCCGGGTACTTCCCCATAACCCAAGTGAGGAAGAATATTCCGAGTGTAGTGTTATGAGTAATTATAAAATCATCGGTAATGTACAAATGTGACGGATCGTCTATCATAATACATTGACACTCTTCTTTTCCCACATATTCTATCGATGTTATAAATCGTTTAATGACCTCTCTCTTTGGCTTATAATTTTCATTCTTTCGACGAAGATGGAATGGCTTAGGATCCACAGAAGCGAACTGAATATGAAGAACATTTGCAGGATCACAGTTTATTCTTTTACCGTTCTTGTAATAACTTGTTTGTTTTATTTTAGTTTTAACAAATCCACCCAACGATTGAACTAAAAATTTCACACCTTCAGCTAATTCATCAGACACTGTAGTATATTCCACATAATGTCCTCCCGCATAACCATCAGTGTCCAATAAACCCCTCAAAAGTTCTCTCCTATCCTCAATATCCGACAATAAATAGTCAATTGGGATAAACTTCTCTTTACTTGTCAACCCAAACAAACCATAATATTCAAGCGCCTGTTGAGTTTTCGTCTTAACCATCCAGCCCCGCTCATCTCTCACACTAACGTCACTCTTTTTAATTCGATAACTATATTCTTTATTGCCCTCCAACACATCCCCTTTTGGTAATAATCTTTCAACATGAGTTATTAACGATTCATCTTTTGATGTTATGCTTAAATTACCACTAGAGATCGAACCGTCTCCTAATATAACTCCTAAAACATAAGGATGTATTCGCAACTTTCGTTTTTTAAAACAAACAGGTTTCACATAGTCTATAGAATAATTACAACGGGATTGATTTTCCACTTTTGTATTTTCCATCATGTCTTTTAGTTCAACGATTCTATACCGCCCGTTTTCACCATATCTTTTTTTATTACGATCATCTCGTGTTTGCACTTTCCATAGATGTTCATCGCTACATTCGGTAAATGACCCATCATCAAAAGTAACTTTATATACGTCTCTTTTCCCTTGAGGAAATATCCCAACAACCTTCGCAATATTACCTTCTCCTGATATAATATCATCACCGATACTTAAAGAACCCATTTCGACGAACCCTTTGGGGGTAAGAACTTTAGAATATAGAGGTTGAGCCTTACCAACCCCTGGTGGCGTTGAGATTGTAAGTAAATCCAAATTGTTATCCTCTAAATCCTGTAGGGCTTGAACAATCGGGAATATCTGTTTTCGTCTAGGCAGGTAAAATCTTTTCTCAGGTTCTCTGTCATACTCTATATATTGCATGTAAGCGTCAAAGTCCACTTTAGCGTCAAACAATAGACTTTTTTTGTTAAGGAAATAGAATTTCTCTCTAGTGTCTAGCGAAAGATCAGAGTTGCGTACTTGACTAGGTGCGATTTTCCGTACTTGCTTATTCCACTCATGAGATTTATCAAAGTCCTCTTGTTCGTATATTCTTAGCATTTCAAATAAATCTTCGACTGCTTGGTATTCATGGGGTTTATTTGATACAATCTTTTGTAATTTGTTGATTATTTTTAAATTATCCACTAAAAAAGATCACCATCCTTTCGGTATGGCACTCTAAGGGTGCTCTAATTTGTTTATATTGTTTAAACGCTACATTTTTTTCATCAGACTGTATTTGTAATGTGACTTATTTCATTTCTCTAATTGAAACAAATTCCCCATCGCCGTCATCCCGAAGTGTAAACAACATACCGCAATTATTACAAGAAAAACAAGTCTTACCATACTTCTGCATATCAACATCATGTTCTTTTTGTCTTTTGTTTTGATGCCCACAATATGGGCATATTACATCTGTACTCATATATTTTATCAACTCCCTTATCTTATTCGTC